CGGGGGGCTCCAGAGCTTTGGCTCTGACTACTGCCTTGAAAACAGTAGTGCCTGTTTCACACCAGAAGGAGGGACGTTACCATGGCGATAAAACTTTCCGTAGGACCACGTTTTGATACTCGTGGACTCCCAGAAGGTTATGATCCTCATAAATTATATGAGTACCGCCATGATACGTTTGTTCCTGCAAATGGCCTTGAGTCGTTTGTATATAAGCTGATGCCTATATCGTTGATCAAGTCGGTAGCTTTCGCTATTGACCCAACCTATCGATATAAAGTTTCGGCTTCTATTATAACGCCTACAAATCGGGTTCGCAGTCGAGGCACGGCATCTGTTCTAGATGCACGGTCTCGACTGGGTCATGTCTTTGACCATAGCTATGCACATACCCAAAATTATGGGGGTGTAGCATTATGCTTTAGTCCAGGACTTGACTACCAGAATTTGTACAATGCTGACTTTCCTGTTGATTTACCTAATCAAGAGGTTCTCGTCAGTTATGTCAAGGATACAACAATAAGAACAAGACTGTTTGGTAGTTCAATGGGCGAATTTGAATCTTTCAAATTCGATCTATTTTCTACCCCTCGGTCTATTCTTCAGTTGTACACCCTGCGCGGTTATTTCAGCTCAGGTCATCCGTATAACCCTACCTGTGCGGCCCTCGGTGGTACTAATATCGAGGGTCCTCATGGGCAAGATACACGGATAACTTGGACTTGGCAGGGGCATTCTGCAGTCTTTCCCAAGACCACTTATGACGCCCTTACTGTTTCCGAAGTTGAGTTCAACAAGGCTCTCGCCGTGAAGAACTCCGTCTCTATGCTTAAAGGCATTAGTCCCTTTACAAGGGACTATTCGCTTCTTCGCAATGCGATCGAACTTCGGGATATTCCTCGTAGCATTCTTCAGCTGAAGAACACTATGGAGAATCTCCGTAAGGTGTTTGACACTTTTGGTCGTTCGAATTCAACTAGGGATCTTATATTCGATCTCAAGCAGTCTTCGAAGGATATACCTTCCGAG